CGAGGCAGGGCCCTGTGCAACCCCACAGGGCAAGGGCGAGTTCACCAGCTATGTGGAGCCCGAAACCGGGATCCCCATGTACGCTGGGGCATGTCGCGTATTTAAGCCGAAGGCAGACGTGGGCACGGGGGAGCGTCAATCCCCCATTTAAGGCCACTGGTGTAACCCCACAGTTCCCCCAGCCCCTGTCAGGGGGCTGCAGAGGCACCTCTTGGCGGCGGGACCAAGCCCGGACCGACGAGGCATGCACGCACACGAGTCGGAAACTGTACCTGATGTTCACGCACCAGGCAAAGACAGCTAGGCTCGCTCGTACGCACGCCTGCAGGTCCGGGAGGCACTCCCGTCCCCGTGGGCTCAACTGTGCTTCGTTGCCGGCCCCCGGTCTTTCGACAAGGGCACACCCGACAAGGGCTTCCAGTCCGCCACCACAAGTCCACCGGCACCCAAGGTTCGCCTTGGGCTGCGTGTCCCGTGCCACCTCAGGAGCTCTGCACTGTGCCCTCACCGACACAGCCAAGGCAGAGACAAAGGCTCACCAGGACCATCCCCCCAGCGTCCCGAGAGACGGGACACAAAGCCGGGTCACTCAGCGGGCGTCCATCCAGGTCTCATAGAGACCCGGACGAGCTTTGAACCACTGCGAGGGCGGCACGTATTCCTCTACGTGTGTTGGAATCTCGACCGAACACGGTCGACCTTCCAACATCCGCTGCTCCTCTGGTGACCAACCAAAGGCCCGCTCAAAGCTCAACCGACACTCCCGTGTCGGAGGGACGACATCCTCTGGCCTTGCCAGCCAGGCGCCGACCATAACGTAGTCGGCCAACGCTGCTGTAGGCAGCGCTTTGCCTGGCAAACCCACGGTGCGAAGCACACCGAGCGCATGGGCCTGGAGCACCGGAACCCCCCGCGCGAGCGAAAGCTCACACTGGGCGACGCCCCCCAGCCAACGCCTGCCAAAGACCGGCTCGACCAGCCACCTATGACTCGCAAAGGCGCCGGACAAGACGGCACCGACCTCCCGAACCATGGTCCAACCCAAACCATGGCCAAGGAAAATCGGTGCAGAACGTCCAAAACGGACGTGCTCGATGACGGACACGGGTCGCTCTAGCGCCAACTCATGACCGGTGCTCTTCAGAGCATCCTCGCTGAAGTTCCACAGGACCCGACCAAGGTCGCGCATATCAGTGAAGACCAGTGCGTTATCACCATCGACAAGTATGTCAAACTTGACGTGGCGAGACTTCAGCACAGAGACGACAGCTCCAAGCATGATCAAGGAGTTGCCCATCCCCGTGTTAAAATCTCCACTGGCCCTCCCACCAGGCCGGGAAAACTTCAGTCCGGATGCCGTCCCACCAACAAAAC